CTGCGAAGTACAACATAAAACCTGGGACACCGTGCAAGAAGGGTGGAGACGACTTCTTATGCTACAAAGCGCTTTTGCAGAATCCAGATTACGCGTACTGGGAACAGTTCGAGCGAGCTATAGAGAAAATCGTCGTCAGAACTGACGGCGGTTCCTTTGTTGGCTACTACGAAAGAAAAGGCTTAATGATAAAGGATCCAGAATTGTTGCTTATGAAATTGCTAGTACATAAAGAAGCAGGGCATTTGGCTGAAGTAACCAGAGGCTATTTCCTGGACTTCACATTGGCATACAGACTTGGAGATCTAGTACACGAAATCATGACGCCAGAGATGAGCGATGCACACCAAATTTTGACGAGGTTGTTGATGAATGCTCGTCGTGAGTTGCATATAAATCAAGAGTTCGGATGGGATGCAGTTGCGGCAGTGGATGAAGACGTGTGGTTAGCAGCTACAGGAATCGATTATTCAGTTGGAGGCTCAATGGCTAATAATAGTGTCACCGATGGTAACAAATTAGGTGATACTGAGCTTCCTCTGTATGAAGATCTGTAAGCTAGTAAACCCAGCAAGGTCCGATATCAACCATGACCGACATTACATCGAAGCAGGTTGGTAGTACAAATGATGGAGAGCAGTTGGTTAGGGTGTTACCGACAGACAGCAACACAGTTCAGTTGCCGTCTAGTCAGCCTATGTCAATCAGGCGAAAATTTTCCGGAGTGACGATCAGTTCACATACAGATTGGGATGGAACAGCAGACACAACTATCAAAGGTGGAGAATTGGCTACTTTGCTGAAGACAGCACTCATTGGATTCAAAGGTGTAGACCTTGAATCTTTTCGAATGTTTGTCACGTGTAGTAAAGCAGGAGGCAGCATTGCCTTTTGCTTATGCACATCAGCCGAGGGGATTTTGGATTATAAGGACGTGTATCGTTCTGTTAATTCCAAGGTTCTCGGATTCAACGTGGCTAGTATCAATCAAAGAATGGAAGTGGAACTACGCCCCAACAGGTCTAGGACAACAGTTGGTTCCGTGTGATCCGGTTCATCCAGCGATGCATATGTATGTTGCCACAAAGGGCAAATTTGCAGGTACGTTGAGCATTTATTACAAGATCGCTTGCGATGTTGTTATGATCAAATTGGACGATGATTGCTTTCGTTGAAGACGCAGCTTTGAGCGCGTCCGCCGAAAGTAGTGATGAAGAGTCAGAGCAAGCTAGTGAAATTACGTTAAGCACGATGAGAGAATTGTCATGTGATGGACAAAGTATCAGAACGGACTTGAACGGAACAGTAACTTCCAGTGACGCTGGAATTTTACAATTCAGAATTAGCACAGTACAAGATTGTGTTAATGAGAATGTTTGGTTTAGACTAGACGATACGAATGTATGGAATGTCTATGAGCGGGACACCTGGTCAATGAGAATTGATCAAGACGTCACAAACTATTTTGAGGAGCACTTCGTTAAGTCGGAGTGTTCTAAATTTTGGTTTGTTTTCCTTGAAGATGCAGTATAATTGCGGAGAGGTGGTTGACGGAAGTCAACT